GTTATTTAATTAATATATATTATATTGATTTTTAAATTATGAATACAACAGCAGTATCATTTAGTTACAGTGAAAACTCTATGAGTTATAGAGGTCTATTATTAATGGACCACTACATCAAATTTTCAAACATCATTAAATTAGATTTACCTATTTGCAATTCAAATAGACCAGACGGTATTATTCCTAAAGAGGTAGAAGCTATAGACAATATATTAAGTAAAAGTGATAAATTAGTTTTTTCTATACCTGAATACACTGGTCATTATTGTGTAGGTTTTAAAAATCTTATGGACTGGTTAGTTGTAAAGGCATATTATAATGCCGATTTAGGTCAACAGTATTCAATATCAAATAAAGAAATATATGTTATATCATTTACACCTGCTAAAAAAGGTGCAGGCGACAGACATTTTGATATGACAAAACAATTGTTAGAAAAGTTGGGTGGCCACGTAAAAAAAATGTTTGTTAAAAACGATTGTTGGGAAAAATTAGTACCTGATAATTTTAAGTTTGTTGAAAATGAAAGTAAAGAAATAATCAAAAAAAATATGCTAGATCAAGTTGATGATTGGCAGAAAAAATATAATGAATGGGATAGTAAATGGAAAAAATAGATAGTAAAGGTCTTTATATTTTAAAAGATAATAAAATTGTACCATACAATATAAATGATAAATTGAAAATTATATTATGTGGTATTCCTGGTGCATTTACAAACACTTGTACAAATAAACATCTTCCAGGGTTTGCAGAAAAATTAGATAAGTTAAAATTATTTGGTGTAGATAAAGTAATATTTGTAAGTGTTAATGACGCATATGTCATGGATGTTTGGAATAAACAACATGGTCATTCTGAAATAGATAGTGTATCTGATCCATTGGCAGTGTTTACAAAACATCTTAAAAAAGATGTTGATTGGGGAGACAGTTTTGGTGTAAGAAGTGAACGATATGCTTTGTTAGTTGAAAATGGAAGTATAACAAAAGAATTTGAGGACCCATTTATAGATGGTGTTTTGTATAAACTATGATACAAGGTGTAGCTGAATACATAAACGTAGCAACTGATACAGAATTACTTTTGTCTTTGTACAATAAAGTTAAAAGTAATGTTAATAATACATTTGGTAAAACACCATTTGTAAGTTATTCACTTGAAGATAATAGAACAGGTAAACCTACAGGATATGAAAAGGTGTTTGATCCTATATTATCTAAACACAGAAAAGTACATCCATATTATCAATTTCGTTCAACAGGTTTTAATACAGCTGATAGTACAGAAAAAGATGTATTTGCTCATACAGATATAGATTTAGATACTGAACACCCTAATGGATATAACATTGTTATACCTGTGTTTGGTAAATCTCGTATTGATTATTTTGAAACAAAAGATGAAGAAGTTTATTTACCCGAAAAAAATGCTCATGGTTATGCATACTACCATGAATTTAAAGCACAAAAAGAAATGGGTCAATATACACCAGAGTTTGAAAAGTTTTTAAGTGATAGAAAGATAGGTGAAATATTTTTAGAAAATAGACCAGTATTAATTAGAACTGATATTATGCATAGAGTAGTTATTACAGAAGCACCTAGATGTGCTTGGGTAACAAGATGGAATAACGTACCTAAGATATTAGACTATAAAGATTTTAAAAAAAAGGCGGAGAATATATTATGATACATCCTAAAAAAATAGATACACAAATTAAAGATATGACAAATAAAGAATTATTAGATGTTGCAAAAAATGTACATCAACAAGGTGTAGCTGTATTCTATAATCAACAATTAAATGAAAGAGAATATATTGATACTATGAAAAAGTTTGGTGAATGTGAAGCACCAGACTTGTTTATGAATCCAAAAGATTATCCAGAAATCTTTTTAGTCACAGGTAAAAAAGTAGATGGTAAAAAGATTGGCATGTTTGGTGATACAGAATTAGGTTGGCACTCAAATGGTAATTCTAGGCATTTGATAGACAAAATTTTAATTGCCTTGTATTGTGTAAAAGAAGATATTAATACAACTTTAAGTGTGTGTAATACTCAACAACCATTTTATGATATGTCAGAAGATGAAAAGAATTATTGGAGATCGATTACAATAAGATTGAAATTTAAAAACAATACAATATACAATTTAGAAGATGATGATCCTGAATTGGAATTTATGAGTAAAAACAAAGGAAGTATTCGTAAACTAGTTGATGAACATCCCCATACAGGCTTAGAATATTTTTATTTTCCGTATCATTTTATAACAAAAGTATGGGAAGGTAAAAAACAAATAGACGCTGAAGAAATGATTAATAAATTAAAACCTAAAATATTTAAATCACAATATCAATATCATCACATTTTTAAAGAGGGTGACTTGTTATTAATGGATCAATTTACAAGTTTACACCGTAGAACACCTGTGATGGATAACAATAGACTATTATGGAGGATTGCAAGTGACTTTAAACAAATCTATACCTTGGCCTAATATCACAACTAAAACTGGTGAAATACCTATGAAAAGACAGTATGGTTTAAGAGATATGTCGTACTTAGATACTTTAGAAGCAAAACCTATATTTGAAAAACAAGCAGAAATAATTATAAAAAATAATTATAAAGGTATTGTTGATATTGGTTGCAGACATGGACCTATCAATGATTTTTTACGTGAAAAAAATTATAAAGATTATCGTTACTACGGTTTTGATACATCGCCAGAGCCTATAGAGTTTGCTCAAAAAAGATGGATTAATGAAAACAACATTGAGTACGAAGTAAGAGATTGGGCAAATCTAAAATCAGTAGATTACAAAGTAGATTGTATTATTTTTAGTGGTGTTTTGTTATATGAAGAAAATCATTATAAAATGTTTACTGATATAATGAATTACTATCATTGTAAAAATGCTGTAATACAAGAACCGTATCACACACAAAAATACTATGAAGAAAAATTAAAGTTAAAAACAATTACAAACAATATGCAACAATATAAATTTAAAGAACAATATATTGTTGAGGCAGAAATATTTTGTGGTCGAAGACTTATTGCTCATGTATGATAGTAAAAAGATATTCAGAAAATCCTAATAAGTATTGGCCTTTAATTGAGAGATTTAGATTACAAACTTTTAATGAAGGCAATAATAGTATAACTTATAAAAAATATAATCCTGATAATCCTAATATAGAAACGTGGATGTGTTTTAAAGATGATAAGTTAATATCAATATCAGCTGCTGAAAGTTCACACTATACAAACGATCCAACTGTAGCAGTACGAGTTTGTCGTTATCATATCTTAAAAGAATATAGACATACTCATTGTGGATTAATTATGGCTGAACATCAGATAGAGTGGGCAAGAAAAAAAGGATTTAAGATACTTTACATTACACATGACATTAAAAATAGAGCAATAAATAATCTATATCAAAGAAAAAAAAAGATGACTGATACTGCATTTAAAAAATTTATAAATGGAGAGTGGTACAAAAATTTAAAATTAGAAACAAAGTTTTTGTTTAAAACAGGTACAATGTTACAGTATGTTTATAGTATTAGATTGCAAGGCGATTACAACTGGCAACCTAAATCTAATTTTATAATAGAAAGAGAGCATAATGGAGAAATTATCGAAACACAATCTACCAACAATAGCTAATTTAAATTTAAATATTAATTTAGCACAGTTAAGAAAGACAACTGATTTAATAGCAGATACGTTTGTTGACGTTAGGTCTGCTAATCCAATGTTATGTATGAACCATGAAGATTTGGTAAAAAGTGTATATGATAATTTTGAACAAATAAATTTAACAACACCTAGTGAAATTTTATCTCATACAACAAGTATAAAAGAAAGATTAAAAAGAAAAGAAGAACATTTATATAATGTGCCAACTGAAATTTATAAAGGTAGTTATTTTGAAAATATTGTATCTCAATGTAAAGCGCCTGCAAGTAGAATAAGAATAACAAAATTAGCGCCTGGTAAAATGATACCTTGGCATGTTGATTATGATGTAAGTTATGGTGTTAGATGTATAGTGCCTATATATGGTGACAATAATGTAATTAATTTATTTAAAAGAAATGATAAGATTGAAGCGTATAACCTTGAAGATGGACAAGCATATTTTTTAAATATAGGTTATAAACATGCTGTTGTAAATATGAGTAAAAAACCTAGAATAGCTTTAATGTTTACTTTAGACGGTACAGACGACTTACTGAATATATGAAGGAAAAATTAAAAGATAATCGTTGGGTAGACGTACCAATATTTAAAGAAGTAAAAGATATAATAAGTCAACAACTAATTTCTGATACTTATTATAAAAGAGGTAGTGGTCATGCAACAAATGATTTAAATAAGGTAGAAGAATTACATAGAAAATGGGTAAGTGAAATAATAGATTTATCAGATTTCAATTATTGTTATTTTACAAATGGTACAACAGATGCTATTCATCATTGGGTAATGACAGAAAAAAGAGAGTGGCAAAAACTTTGTTACGGTGAATATGAATATGCTGACATTATAAGTAGACCTAGTATTGTAACTTGTGATGTGCCAGGTCAATATATGAATGAAGAAACTGGAAGAGCAGCATTGAAAGGCAAAATAGATAATAATAAACCTTTGTATATATCAATACCCTCAGCTGCTGATGGAAATTATTTTGATCCAGGTAAAATTGAAGCACCTGTAATTTTAGATTGTACTTATGTAGGTTCAACAAATATTCAAAGAATAAATCTACCAAAAAATACTGAACAAGTTTTTTTTAGTTTTTCTAAAGGATTTGGTCTTATAGGTCAACGACTTGGATTAGTATATACAAAAGAACCACATTCTACACTTGACAGATTAAAAAGATTTGAGAATTGGAATTATAATGGCGTTAAAACTATAGAATTAATAATAAGTAATTTTAAAGTTGATGAAATGTGGAATAAGTATAGAGAAAAACAAGTACAAATTTGTAATGAATATAGCTTTAAACCGTCTGATTGTTTTTATTTAGCAACCACTAGAGATGAGTATTATGCTGAAAGACGTAGAATGAAATGGAATGATACAGCAAGAATTTGTATAACACCATTGTTAGAAAATTTATGAGTAAACAAATAATAAATTATACAGATAAAGAGTTAACAGAATTAGTTTATAAAATTGTTAATGAAGGCTCTGTTGTTTTACATGAACAAGATTTAACAAGACAGCAACTTGCTCAAGTTTGTGCAAGAATAGGTGAGGTAGAAGAATTGGACTACTTTATGAATCCAAAAGACTCACCACAAATAAGTATTGTGTCAGGTGCTGTTATTGATGGCAAACCAATTGGTATGTTTGGTCCAACAGAACTAGAATGGCATGCAAATGGTACTGGAAGATATAACTTTAAAGAAATTTGTGTAGGATTATATTGTGTTGAAGAATGTATAGATACTGTTCTTTCAATTGTAAATCAACAATATGCTTTTGAAAATTTATCTGAAGAGGATAAAAATTATTATAGAAGTATAGATATAAATCTCAATAATGAAGGTGATCGAGCACGAATATGGAGAGATGATGGTGTCTATTCTAAAGCATACAAAAATGTTGGTGAACAAAACTTTAGAACAGGACAAAAACATTATAAAGAAGAAATAGATAGACGACCTTTAGTTGCAAAACATCCTGTAAACGGCAAAGAATATTTGTATCCTATGTTTATCTATCTATATAAAGCATGGTATAGAGATGGTAAAGAGATAGAAAATTTTAAAACATTTTATAATAAATTATGGAATGATGTAACTAGATCAAAATATATGGTACATCATGTTTTTAGAAAAGGTGACTTGTTGTTTATGGATCAATTAATTACAAGTCATAGAAGATCAGCTGTAAAAAATAAAGACAGGCAGTTATGGAGAACAGCATTTGATTATTCAAAATCAATTGAAAATTACAAACCTATAATTTTTGACAAACTTAAATAATGTATTATAAATAGTACTATGGCAGCAGTAGCAAATTTAACGATAGATCAAGGAGCAACGTTTAGTTCAGCAGTTACAGTAAAAAATTCAAATGGTGATGCATTTAATTTAACTGGTCATACTGTTGAGGCAAAGATGGCTCTAGGTTATAGTTCGACTCGTACAAGAACAACTATAACATCATCTGTGTCAAATGCATTAGAGGGTATTATACAATTATCTTTAACACCCACTCAAACTGCGGCTTTAGATGCACCTGCAAGATATGTTTATGACGTTGAAATAACATTGACAGCAGACGGTACAGTAACAAGGGTTATAGAGGGTATCATAACTGTACGCCCTAACGTGACTACATAAAAAAATGAAACAACATATATGTTAAGGAGTAAATAAATGAGTAGTGAAAATATTACAAAACAAGCAGATACTACAGAAAACACACCTACTATTATAATTAATGGTAAAGAGTTTAAACAAAGTGAATTATCTCAAGTATGCTTAAATGCAATAGTGATAAGACAAGATTTACGGGCAAATAGAGCTAGACACGTCTTAGAAGTAGAAAAAATAGATATTTTAACAAAATATTATGATGAAAAAATTGAAAAAGAGATAGCATCAAAAGATGACAAGTCAAGTGCAGACGGTACAGCTCAAGCGTCTGATGTAGCAACTGCATCAAATCCAGCATAATATTAAATAAATTACAACACATATCCTCTTCATTATATAAATATTATAAATATAAGTATCTTGTATAAAAAGAGGGTATATGGCCAATATTACAGCAAAAGTAAGTCAAAGTACAACTACAACGGCAAATATTAATGCCACAACAGCACCTGGTCCAAAACAAGTGTCTGTTTCAGTTCCTTCAGCAACAACAAAATTAAACACTTTACAAGATGTAAATGTATCATCATTGGCCGATGGTGCATTATTACAATATGATAATACAAGTAAAAAATGGACAAGTAGAAATGATATAATAACCGATACTGGTGGTGATTTGATATTAAACGGTGGCACATTTTAACAGGAGAGAGAATAAATGGCAACAATAATCAAAATAAAACGAACTACAGGC